CTTTTCTTCAGCCATAGCCTTGATGAAGTCGAGGCACTCACGCGCCTTCTTCTCAAAGACCTTAGCCTTTTCCTGATCAATACCTTCATCATAGTACAGGTCTTCAATCGTATTGTCATCGCAAACGCCAGGCTGTTCACCCTGATGGATCATGGTAACAACACGGGCAACAAGACGATCATAGGTAAGACGAACAGGATCAAACGTCAAGCATTCGCCGATGATCTTACCATCATTTGAGTACTTAATCTCAAACAAAGGATGACACGAAGTTCCAAGGCTGCGAATAGAACGAGCAAGTTGACGCACAAGATTCGCGGCAGGAGTATCACCCATACCGTTAAGCTTTTCCTGGTGATTTACAGGAGTGCTGTTATTGGTCGTTTCCCAAATCGTAGCCTTCTGAACAGGAGTAAGTTCCTTGTAAACAACAAGACGCATCCTGAAGTTAAAGAAAATTTCCTTCTCTTCGTCCGTAAGGTCACGGAAGAACTTCGTGCCAATTTCTTGATTATGATAACCGTTTACCGTAAACTTGTTACGGAAGAAGTCGCGGAGGGCACGCTTACGGTTGCCGCCGTCAATTGACTCATACTTCTCAGAAAACTTCTGACGTTCCTTTGCCGTACGCTGATTGATCTTGATCTCACTGATATCAATGCCCTTGAAGACAGAACCGATGATAGCCTGGCGCTTTGAAGGAAACTTGCGCTTTGCATTTTCAGTTCCGTAATTGAAAACATCAATACGCTGGTGAATGGGAAGACAATCAATATCGGGAAGCCAGCTGTTCAAAAATTCCTTTACCGACATTTCGATAACGGAATAGTTCATTGCTTCACGAAGATAGTAGGCAGAAACATTACGGCTAAACATATCATATTTTCCTTTGTTTGACACTGGCACGCGGCTCGGGTCATTGAATGATACTGGCATTATTGCTCGGATCATTATGTTAGTATAGTACCACAGGTACTAATGATTGTCAATTAAATTCGCAATCGACCATCAATTCAGTTAGACAAGCGACAAGGTTAATTTCCTGATCGGCTACAAATGCCGACTGATACTGATATCTGGAAATGATAACGACAGCTTGTGGAATAGATTCCGATTTGAAATATTCATACAAACTATCATAGACCTTACGATAGATTCGTGCAGGCTCAATATCAGAATTGGCTACACACCACTTCCGCATCTCACCAAAGTTCTTATCTTTCAGACACTTTACAAGATCGCCAATCTTTCTCACATCGGATAGTTGAGCAACAATACTAGCGTCGAGATTGCCAGAACTAGAATAACGCTGAAGCTCATTAAGAGTACGCCGATAATCGGGAAAATACTTTTCAATGATCTTGGCAAGAACTGCCTTGTCATATGTTACCCCTTCTTGTGTGAGAATATTTTCCATGCGCTTCATCAACTGTGAAGCCATCTTGGCCTTCTCATCATTCTTCAATGCAAAGTCGATGACAGAACACCGAGAATGAAGAGCATCAATCAGCTTAGACTTGAAGTTACATGTAAAGATGAATGTGCAGTTTTCAGAGAACTCTTCAATGGCGCCACGAAGACCAGCCTGTGCTTCTGGAGTCAGATAGTCGGCTTCGTCTAGAATGATGACCTTACGACCACCTGTAAGTGATACAGTAGATGCATAACCCCTGATCTTGGTTCGCAGCATATCAATACCGCGTTCTTCAGAAGAGTTGATGAAGAGATGGTTGATGCCAATCTCTTCACACATAGCAGCAGCTACAGTTGTCTTACCGACACCAGCACTACCAGTTAGCATGAGATTAGGAATAGAATTGGTATCTACATATTCCTGAAACGACTTTTTCAGTCGCTCAGGAAGAATGCAGTCTGCAACAGTATGTGGACGATATTTCTCTACCCACAAAAATTCAGACATTACTTCATAACTCCATCATAGAACTCTTCAAACTGACGATTTTCTTCCTGCTCTTCCGAGTAGTTAGACTTAAAGTAGACCTTTGCCATACGGCGAACGATCTTCTTATCAACACCAGTCTTATCGCTAATGGTGTTCAATGTTTCCTTCTGAAAGTCTCGTTCAGAAGCAACTCGGGTCATGCTATCATTCAATTCACGAATAGCGTTCTTCAACTCTGCCTTCTGAGTTTCAGTGAGAGAATTGATACTCACGAAAGGCTTATTGTGTCCGATACCAGCCATTACTTGCTCTCCAATGCGATGAAATACTTGATCTTGCTATTCTTAGAAACAAACTTAGCAAAAGCGCCAAGCTGAATTTCAACATCATAGTCGCCAGGGATCAACTTGATGTTATCAACCTTGAACGATGCGGAAAAGTCTTCGCCATTATAATCGTTCAGCTTGATAGACGCATGATTGGAAGTATCATTAGCCTTTTCGTGCGTCTGCAAACGAATTTCTCCGTTCTTACCAACAACAGATAGATGAGTAAGACTGTTCATGGCAGCAAGCTTGAGCAACTTTGAAAGCACGACATTAGTAAGAGTAAAGCTTACATCAACCTGCTTCAACTTGAGTTCCTTGTCTGGCGGAGAGACAATTAGATTTGGCGAACATGAATAATAGTTAAAAGAAATATCGCCATCATTCATGATCACAGCAAGATCACTGAACGTCATATCTGGATTGCTCAGTGTGCTAATGTTGCCAAGAAACTGATTGAGATCGTAAATGCCAAACTGCTCTGGCATAACATCTTCAAGTTCAGCTTCCACAAGAATAGACTTTTCAGGAGAAATGGTCTTCTGAACATTTCCCTTCTGAATAACAAGACCAGAATTGATTGTGGAAAAGTTTTTCAAGACACTCAGGGTGTTTTCACTCAGTTTCATAATATACTCCGTTTTGGGAATTTAGTTTACGCTGCTAGTATAGCAGGGTTTTTCGGGCCTGTAAAGACTTTTATCATGTGGGTAATATCAGATTCCAACATGGAAAGCGCACCTTCATTTGTAAGATGATAGTCCATTACTGCACCAATCCATGCCCATTCGGAATAGTGGACTTTATGTTTATCTACCATTTCGTCCCATGCTGATTCATAATCAAATGTCTTTGCATTGGCTGCATAAGCAGTATCGTACCAATCAGGATCAGGACCACGCTTCACACGAACAACGAAGCCACCCTTAGATTGAATAAACGCAATCTCATTAGGAAAACGAACGTCAGCAATGACAACATTCGGATACATTTCCATCTTACGCTCAAGAGAATGGATCCAAAGATCGGGGTGAAATACATCACGACCTGCTTCGGTGCCCATCATCTGGAGAGCAAGACGAGGAGAAATGTTATAGCCAAACTTCTCTGACCACCATTCATCCTTTGCTTCTCTCCAGTTACGACTTTCTTCTGTATCACCTTCAAGAAGATTGCGCGGCCATCCGAAGATGGCCGCTGTTGCGTCCTTTACTGTATCAGCAAAAGATAGTTTGTGAAAGTTGTGTTTGTTAACCAGAATATCGGCAGCAGTGCCTTTACCTGATCCAATAAAACCAACAATACCAATGATCATATTAGAGATTTCCTGTTAAAGCCGCAATTCTATTCATGTCACCGCTAAAGGCATAAGTGCCAATATGCTGAGTCTTCATCCAAGGACATAGCCATACTGATCCGCCGATCTTGCGCCAGTATTGACAGAACATGTAGTCTTCTGAGAGATAGCGATGAGAAGCATTCTTTTCAATCTCAAGAAGTTCCTTTGCTCTCTTAGAGACATCTGTTCCCTTTGCAGCATCTTCCATTAGACGATGCATGTCATCAAAAGTATAGTTCAAATCAATCACTGTGTCAAAGTATGCGTGAATATACCGAGAACCGTCAAAGTTTGCCTGACCGACATGATCTGGTCTATAGTTAAGCTTAGGATAGGCTTCCTTAAACTTATCAAACACATGACGCTTGACCAGCATGAATCCTGTGCCGATTTCCATAACCTCTAGAGGTTCTGAAACATTGAACTGCTTTGTTCCAGGAACAGGATTGAAAACATAATCACCAACAAGTCCTTCAAGTTCCATTGGATTGATTGCAGGATTTTTGCCAGCGGCTCTTGCGATATTGCCCCAATTGATAGACTTCTTCGGATATGGTGCACCGATTACATCCTTGTCAAGGGCAATCAAAGCTAGAATGTCCTGAGGATCGTAGTGAATATCAGAGTCGATGAATAGAAGATGAGTAAAACCTGATCGTAAAAATTCATCAACAAGATAGTTGCGGGCGCGAGTAATTAGAGATTCGTTGAAAAGAAAAGAGAAGCGACATTCAATGCCATATTGCATACACATTGCCTGAAGATCAAGAGATGCCTTCATATAAAGACCGTGATTGTTGCCGCCATACATTGGCGTAGCAACAAATAGCTTACACTTTCTCAACTCTTCAACTTTAATTGATAATTCCATCTTTGAACTCCATAATAAAAAGGGATGCTACAGAACTATATAGCATCCCTTTTTGAACATGTCAATAAAAATTAGGCAGCAAAACGATAAAACATCTTGCGCTTACCGTTAACCTTACGGTAGTTGCTATAAATCTTATGACCTTCCATAGTGCGAAGATCATAGACGCGCTTGCTTACGCTAGCCTTCGGCACGCCAGTCAGACGGGCAATCTGAGCAACAGTGATGCCAGCACCCTTGGTATTCTGACGGAGAACCTTAGCAACCTTACGAATCTGAGACATTCAATAACTCCATAATGAAATGACCGCTTTGTTAGAACAGGCAATATGGCGCAGTCTTTTACCATATTGCCTGTATTATACACTAGGTACTACCTAATGTCAATTAGAAAGGCACCTCTTCATCAAGATTTACCGCAGTGGCAGTTTCAGCCGGCTTCGGATTGAGATTTTCGTCCAGCTTGAGATAGAGGTCGTAGAAGCCGCCCTTGGTATCAACGTCGAAGCGGTTCAGACAAAGCTTGATTGCCTTCTCACGATCCTGACCGAAGATGGCGTAGGCTTCGCAGATATGAACCAGACGGCGAGTGGAGATGATATCGGAAACCGCACCATCGTAGAACGCCTTGCGGATCATGTCAGCCCAGTTGACCAGCTTGTCGGCAAAGTCCTTGTCTTCAATGCCAGAGGCACCGAGGACATTGTTGAGGATCTTGGCTTCGGTCTTGAGCGGCGGATATTCCTGCTCAAACGTGATGGAGAAACGCTCAAGGAAAGCTTCATTCATCACGTTAGTACCGATGAAGCGACCGTCATCAGA